TTTACTGAGTGCAAGAACTTTTCCTTGACCATATATGTCACCTGCAAGAGCATCATATATCTTATCGTCTGTCATTAAAGTTTTTGCATAATCTTCTTTATACTCTTCAATCGGTATGTGTGAAAAGTGACCGAAAAATAAAGGGTTAAACCAAGGAGAGTTTCGGTCTATCTCATCTGATCCCTTGATCTTTGGATACCCTGTTTTTGGTATAATTGCAAATATAGCAAAAAGTAGTGTAAAGAAACAACCACATGCAAATGTGAGTAATGGCCATCTCATTACTGAGTTATCCAAATTTGCAATAGTAACTGAAAAAACGATGGAAGAAACTGTTATCATGATATTGGCTTTGGCATCTGCCATCAATCCCAACCGCATCTGATTACCATGATTGATTCTGAGTATATTGTCTACTGCGGTTCTATCTTCGGGAACTTTACTGAATATGTCTTCGTTCCCTAACTCTCCGCCTTCGTGTTCGTTTGACATTATGGTAATCCATTTAGTTTCTCTTCACATATAAAGTTTAGTGTCCCTCCCGAACAATTCTTCCATGTTACTTTTTTGTTACAGACTCCATCAGTATACTCACAACGAAAGTGTGTTCTTTCATATTGTTTTTTGTCAAAGTAATCTTTGATTGCTAGAACCTGCACGTAAGCAACCAGTAAGAATACATTGAGTCCTGCGAACCATTTTATCATCTTACCTTAGAGGTGGTGCGTATAGCAAACCTCCATCCTTGTAAAGTTTATTTAATCCTCTCGACAAATTCAATGGAGTCTTCTCTCCTAAATTTCTCTCATAAATTTCTTTGTAATTACCCACTTCCCTTATTATATCAGATGCCCAAGTGGAATTCAACCCTAATTTTGCCCCAAGGTGTGGATGATCTTTTCCGTTCAACTCACCCATGAATCTTTTTATATTTGGGTCTTTGTGTTCTATAAAATCTTCTATGTTTTCTGATGTTATCCCTAGTTCTTCTGCAAGAAAAAGTACATAGATTGTCCAACGAACTATATCTGAAAACTTTTGGTCACCATATTTTACTACTGGACCAAGAGGTTCTTTTGATATTATTTCTGGTAAGATTATGTGCCACTCGGCATCATTAAATGTTGTACGATTTGAGGCCAATCCTGACCTATCCGTTCCATACATATCACAATCACCTCTCAGATACCAATCTTTAGCCTTCTCTCCAACTGGAACAATAACAGGAATGAAATTAATCTCATGAACAGTAAAAAAATCTTGGATGTTCTTTCTTGCCGTACCAGTAGAACTCATACAGACTTTGGCACCTGCCATCTGTTTTGCAGAAGAAACACCCAAGGTTTTCTTTGTTATGAAACCTTGTCCATCATAGTAAGTTGTGGGTAAAAATTCTAGTTTCTTTGAAACATTTCTGGTGAAAGTGTATGTTGTTGCTGCAGACAACATATCAATAGTACCATCAATCAAATATTCAAATCGTGTCTTACCATCAACATCAATGAACTCTACATAGGTTTTGTCACCAAAGATAGCCGCAGAAACTGCTCTACAAATATCTACATCAAAACCATGCCACTCAAGTCCTGTTTCTTCATCAAAACCTCTTTCAGAAAATCCAGCAAAATCTAATTTGGTTCCACAATTTAAAACACCATTCTCAATTACTCTGTCAAAAGTGCTTCCGTATGTTGGAAAATATTCTGGGTTTTTATCATCATTATCAGTGACTTTTATAATTTTTCTGATTTGTTCTTCTGTGTCATTGTGTTCTCTTCCCAATGACGAATCTACACCCATCATCCAGAAGGCCCATACTAAAGCAATGACTAATTTTCCCACTGGAAGAAACATACTATCCCTTCATCGAACCTGCTTTATCTGGGTTTTTGATGGCATCCATGTGTAGATCCATGTAACTGGCCTCAGTCTTTTTGTGACCCATTTTCTCTATAGTTGCGTAAACTTGATCTGTCAACTTTTGGGCCTTCTCTATCTGACTATCAGAAACCTTTCCCGACTCTTCAACATCAGCCTCTATCTTGAAGACATCATCACTTAGTTTGGCAATCCTCTCAAGATCCTTTATGTCATGATCCATTCTCATGTGTTTCTTGAGAAACTTTACAGCAGATGGACACATATAATGATGAGTCGTTTGATAACCCCCTACTTTTATTTCCTTTTCTTCAGTTATGAATTGTTTGAAATCTTTCATCCTCTTACCTTTGCAGCTAAATCTTTATCGGCACCACCCCAAGTTCCTTTACCTTTTGTGATGAAACTATTGACTCTTGCAAGTGCCCATTGTTGTGCGGTTGTTCCAGGCCTATGTCCTGTTTTGTATGCTGCCATACCTCTGTTATAGACTTGTTTGAGAATCCCATAAGGGATACCAGACTTTTCAGACTTCTTTGTAAGTGCAGCAATCTTGGCCTCACCAAACATCTGTTTATACTTCAATGTATGTTTAGATGGTTTAGTCTTTGCACCTTTATCGCCAGGAGCTGGACCACTCTTTTTCTTTTCAAAGTGTCTCGCTCTTGCCTGTTTCGTTGCCTTGGACATATCATCACCCTCTGCATCTTTTGCATAGTATTTTGCTGGTTGTGTACCCTCTCTGTCTTTTATGTCCTTATCTTGTTTTACCTCACGCACAGGAACACAATTAGGAACCATCTTGTCACCTTTTTTCTTCATTCCTCGCATTTCGTATCCATCCCAACATGGACCTTGTGCTTCCTTTATTCTTTTACCATCCTTGTCGTACTTACCAGACTCTTTCTTTCTGATGGCGATTGCAGCCTGTTGTTTTCTACTTACTGCTTCTTTGAAATCTTTGAATGTTTTCATTAGTTGTCCACCTTTGCTCCGGCTCTCCATTGAAAACAGCTCCAATACCTTGCTTTGTATTTGGGGCCTGGATCAGCACAGTTATGTCTTGCTCGAAATGACTTCCTTCTTGCAGGATCATCTCGTTTGATTTCCATGTTTGGATCTCCAAATCCTAGTTTAATAACATTACCCTTTTCGTTTTTCACATAAACGTAAAACTTTTTACTGTCACCTTTGGGTGCTCGAAATGGATCATTTAACTCGACTTTCCTACCTTGGTATTCAGCCTCCATTATCACATGATCGTAACACTCATCACAACAATATTCGTTAAATGTTTTCATTTTAGTGTCCTATAAACTTCTATTAATTCATCGTCTGGTATTGGAGTTAGATTTGTCCAATATCTCTGATGACCTACTCTCATGAAAGATTTAATATCACTAAAACTAGGATATTTTGACTGTAAATTATGTAGTAAATGGTCTGGGTCTAAATGACAAGTTGCACACGCATTATCTTTAGCAAAAACTCTTGTCGATTTTTTGAATCTTTCACTCTGTACCAAAACAGAATTAAGATCCTTTTCCATCCATTCCATTCTCGTATTAATGTCTGGTAAAACCATAAAAATGAGATACGCAAGAAGTCCAATTATTGCATAAATCCATATTCTACTTGTAGCAACCAGATCCTTAGTTTCAATCTCAATCTGTTTTACTGGTTCTAAAATTTTCTGGTCTTCTGATTTTTGTTTCTGTTCAGCCATAATCTACCTCACTTCTTTTTACCAACTTCGTTTAACTTCTTAGTTATCTGTTGTTGGAACCATTTCAAGACTATCGGAATACTAACATTAGAAGTGAGTCCAAATAGAAACCCTATTGGATACCGATAACTTGCATACGGCGACAACTGTGGAATGTTTGTGAATACTATGGAAATCAACAAATATCCTGTGAGAGACATACCCATGTTGATTACTAAATCTAGTCCTATCAACCACTTGTGTCCTTCATACTTTTCTTTGTTGTCCATCCTATAATTGAATAGAAAAAGCCAGAATGATGCGAACAATACGATTCCCATCATGACTAACTCATCCATTGCAAATAATTCTAACATACTCTCCTTACGGAAACCCTATCTTTTTTAGGTCATTTATAGTTGATGCGGCATCGGTGTGTAAAATCCCTATTCCACCCGCAGCTTCCCATTCTCTTATGTTACCCGCATGGTCATCAATCAAAATATTTGGTCTTTTGTCTCTACCATCTTTAGCAAACTTCTTTTTGTCTGCCCTCTTTACCACTCTCATGTCTCTCTCACCAAGACCAAAATTCTTTTTCATCCATCTGATCTTATCTTGTGGTGCTCTCTTTGCAATTGCACCTCTTGATTCTCTTGGTGCCGCAGTCAACATGATAGGTCTAAACTTTTTTATGTAACCCCAGAGGACATCTGCATCTGGCATTTTGTCAAGTTGTGCAAAAGTGTCCTCTGGTATTTCCTCCCAAAATTTGTCTTTAAATTTTGTCTTC